CAGAGTGGCCCAAAGAAAAAATAAGGAGGTAACTATGCCAGTGCATTATAAAAAGGAGAAGCCGAATACTCCAGCTTATAATAAAGCTATGAGGGAACATAAAGCATTGAAGGGAACCAGAAGATCTCGTGGGCAGTCTACAGTTAGAGAAGTGAAGCTGGATATAAAAAGTAAGAAGCTTATGGCTGAAGCAAAATTAGCAGCAAAAAAGAAAATTGCAGCAGAAAAGAAAAGGCAGGAACTAGCAAGGAAAAGAGTAGCCTTAATGAAGAAAGCAAAAGAGAAGGGTGTAAAACTTAGAACAGATTATACAGCACTTTATCGGAAGAAATAGATATAACTTATGGCAGAGTATGCAAAAGAGAGCACCCAGTATATTACGTCTGATAGTGATGAGGATACACCGGAGGGGCTACTTCCAGATTCGTTAGGATTACTTGTACAGGAATTGTATATAGAAGCATCTTCTGATGGTGAGCGAACAAATAAGGAAGAGATATGGCAGTCAGCATGGCATGCTATGCGAGGAGAGTTTCCTGATGTAGTATCCAAGGCAGTAGAGATTGCAAAGGAACGTGGTATATATGTGAACCTTACGAAGCGTAAAGTTCATGAGGCACGAACTAAGATTATGAGTTCTACGTTTCAGCAGGGCAAGATTCCATTTAAGATCACGCCTTCACGTAGACCAAAGTTTATGTCACCTGATGTATTAAATAGTGACTCACCTTATGATGAAGCAACTATCCGGGCAAAGAATTGTGAGTTAAAAATCAGGGATATCTTTGATATGACAGGATACGAGGATATCCTGTCTAAGGTGATTAATGAGCAGACACTGTATGGTACGGGAGTTACCAAGTCAATTGTACTGAAGAAGATTGACTTTCCATTATACCAGACAGCATACGCAGATCCTTTACTGGAGATGATTGAGGAGGCAGTTGAATCAGAAATGTATCCTCATGTTGAGTGGATCTCCGTTTGGGATATTTTCCCTTCCTCTGGTTCCACAGGGAAATCTGATTTAGACTGGGTTATTCAGAGGCGTTATATGTCTGCTCAGGAATTAAGGACAATGGCTCAGGCATCTGGTGGAAATCTAGATCCAGAATTAATTGAAAGGTGTATTGAGACAGGAGAAGGTCAGACAGTATCAGATGTAGGAGGTTCATCTCCTAAAAGATGGAGTTCAAGTTACGATAAGAATAAGAATTTTTGTGTACTGGAACTATGGCATAGGGGCATAGGCAAGCAGGAGCTTGAGCAGCACATGGAAATTACGGATAAGATGACGGCTGATGGCCCAATTCATATGTCTGTTGTAGTTACTGTACTTGGTTCTAAAGTATTAAGGGCAATTCCGAATCCATTTGATGGCAGGATACCATACGATTTTTGTTATTGGCAGGAGCAGGAAGACAGTATATGGGGTAGTGGTATATATGAAGCTATCCGTGATGATCAGTCTATGGTGAATTTTATATATGGAATGATCGTTGAAGGAAAAACAATGGCATCACAGCCAATGTTTGCTATAAATCCTAATGCCTTTGATAGTACGCAGGATGATTTCTATGATATTTTTCCGGGTAAGATCTTCAGGATGAAGACTGGAGAAAGTGTAAATGATGCTTTCAGGCCAGTAATAATTCCAGATGTAACAAGTGGTCTTGTAGATTTACTCAGGATAGTAGAAAGAAATACGGATCTTTCATCAGGACAGACACCTATAGGTATGGGTACTGGAGCACAGTATCAGACTAAGACTGCTACCGGGATGCAGATCCTGAATGAGAACCAGAACAAGTTAACTACAGGTGTAATAAGATCGCTTAATAGTTTGGTTAATGCAAATGTATCTGCCATATATCACTGGTTAATGGCAGACTCAGATGACATGTCCATTAAGGGAGATTTTCTTTGTCAGGCAAAAAGCTATGATACATTCATGGCAAAGGAAGTTACGATACAGCAGGTGTTACAGTTAATACAGGTTGTTGGTCAGGTTCCTGAGATGAGAGGAAGATTTAATTTTGAAAAGCTTGCAGTTCCATTGAAGGCAGGATTAGGATTAGAAATAGATGGATTAATAAAATCTGAGAATGAAGTTGCAGAGGATGCTCAGCAGGAGAAAGAAGCAGTGATTCAACAGGTTCGACAGCAGATGGAACTGGAAACCCAGAGTTATGAAAGCAAAGCACTTGTAGATGAGAAGAAAGCTGTAGCAGCAGATATAAGAAAAGGAATTATACAGGAAAGGCTGGCAAAAATAAAAGAAGGGGATTTGATGTTGTCTGAGAATCTGCCTGAGTTGTTGCAGAAAACATCCTTATTGTTATTAGAGGAGATGCAGCAACAGCAACAGGAAGCTAAGCAGGCTCAACAACAACAGCAACAGCAACAGCAACAGGATGTTCAGAATGAACAGCAGGAACAGACAGAACAGGGTGCATTTGGACAAGGAGAAGCTGGAGCACCTCCTGACATTGAGGGAAGATCCTAGATGGAACCAGCTCTCTGAATTTTTTGAGGACAGACTTAGACGGAAAGAGGACAGACTCTCTGAGAAGCCCCTCTATGACGGAAAGGAAGTAGCCTCCTTTAACGTACTGATCGGTGAAATTAAAGAAATCAAGAATATACTTGACCTTGATAATTTTATTCGAAATGTACTAAACCATAATGAAGAGTGACATATGCAAGATGAAGCACCTCCTGAGGGAGAAATGCTTGAGAATCAAGCAAGTGACGAAGGGGCAAGAGTAGATGAAATTGCCGACTTACAGCAGAAGCTGAGTTCAGTAACAAAAAGTTATGAAGACCTAAGGCCACATGCAGATCGTGCCTTTAGTGCCCAAAAAGAAAAGGATACGGAAAATCAGGACTTGCGAGCTAGGCTTGCAGTTCTTGAACGTGAATCAGAAATTAGTTTACAAACTCAAAAACCTGATCCCTATTCTGATGAAAACTTTTTGTCTGAGGATGACCAAAGAGTACTGGAAGATTTCCCTGAGGTTATGAAAACTTCAGAGAAATTGGCAGAACGAATGGTAAATCGGCAAATTAGTCAGTTTAAGCAACAACAATTAGATGATGTAGAAGACAGGATAAATAGGGCTGTAGAACATAAATACGAGGAACCGATAAGTGCATTGCATGATAAGTATGATGCAATAGAGAAACAATCGTATTTTGATGGTAAACTTGGGTTCGGAATATGGCCTGCAATTGAAGATGATAGAACCTTTATAGAATGGGTGAATTCAGATTCAATGCGTAGGCTGGGTATGACCCAAGGTGATAATGAGGCAAAAGCTCAAGTGATACAGTTATTCTTGGGTGCACAAGGTGATCAACCGTATACTGGTTCTGATCGACAAGATCAAAGGAGGCAGCAAGCCTCCCAGTTAATGGGGTCATCTCAGCCGCAGGCCGTAACTACAGATCCTACTCAGGGACTTACAGGTGAAGCGTTATATGACGCAATGCCTGAGTGATAGTTCCGTTCTTGCTCTACATTAACTAAATTTTTTAACAATATAATAGAGTAAGATTATGGCTACAACTTGGACGACAGGTGGGTCAAATGCTAACAGAGGTGCTACCGGTGTAGCATCCATTGCGGGAACTATGAAATATGGCTCCCTTGATGAGACGGAGGCATTTAAGATCCAAAAAAAGTTCCTGTCAATAGCGAAAAGATCCATGATAATGGCTCGGTTCGCACAAAAAGAAACAAAGGCTCAGAAAGAGGGACTTGAAGTAAGGTGGAAGCGTTTTGAAAAATTCGCTCTGCCGATGGTTCCATTGGCTGAAGGCGTTAAGCCCCCAGCCGATACGTTGCTCCAGACAATCATCAAGGTAAAATTGAACCAATATGGTTCATATGTTGCCACTACTGATGTTCTGGTTGCAGCAGCGACTGATCCTATTATTCAACAAGTCACAGAACGGCAATCAATTCAGGCTGCCGAGCTGATTGACTTCATCACATTTCTACATGCACGTTCAGGTACTCAAGCAGCTTATGCTGGTGGTACCAACAGGGCAACAGTAGATACAGAGATTGGTGGAACAACTGGTGATACTACTGGTTCGACAACTAATCTTCTTGATACAGCAGTCCGTACACTGGAGTATAATGAAGCTCGCAAGATTGCGAAGCAGATGACTCCTTCCGCTAAATACAATACTGAACCAGTACCTGAAGCATTTGTTGCTGTAGGTCATACTGATTTACGTAAGGATATTGAGAAGCTTCCGGGCTTCATTCCTTATGTGAAGTACAGTAATAATGGTCAGCAAATGCTACCGGGAGAACTTGGTAGTGTTGGCGTAATTAGATTCGTACTTACAACTCAAGCAGCTCCGTTTGGTAAGCAACCAGATGGAACAGAGATGAAGGATACGGATATCAGCGTAACTCAGGGTACATATACTCCGGGTTATGGTTCGCCAGTATTTGGTCAGACTGTAACACAGGCTAGTCAGACTGTTTCTGATTCCAGTAATTATGGTGAAGCTGGAACAGCCGAAGGATCTGAGATAGGAGCAGATATTGCTTCTTTGAAGCTTGTTACGACTGTTTCAACTGCACAGGTACAGGTATATCCAATTGTTATTTTCTCAGCAGAGTGCATAGGGTGTGTATCACTCTCTGGTTATGATGCTGTGATTCCTAAGGTCGTAATGCCACAACCGGCAGTTACTGATCCTTTGGGACAATCTGGTTCAGTCGGATGGAAGACTTGGTATGCTTGCCAGATCCTCAATGAAGACTGGCTGTATCGTATCGAGTGTGGTGCATCTACTATTAGTTAATAGAGGTGAATGACACAACGATTTCAGGGGTGGGTTCCGCCTGCCCCTGTCTCAGAGACAATATGGGAAACGGGTATAATTGAAATCACCCATTTAAACTTTAATGGTGGCAATGATACCCTGATTACCAATGCTTACTTTGATCACTATCTTCATTCGAATACCTTGCCGGAAAGAATATCAGTTGTATTGACTGAACCATTCTTGGGTGTAGTGGCAGATATATGTGTAGGGAGGGTGAGTAGAGTAAAGGAAGAAAAGGAGTTATATTTAAAATGGATTGGATTGCCGCAGGAACCATTTTCGTTTCAGCAACGTCCAGATTCCATGTTTCTTCCACCGGATGGATCTAATAAAACGATCCGATTAACAGTCAGGTTAAGGGGCAGTGATCCTCCTTCTTCTGGCAGAATTTTATTTTTCATTAAAACGAGAGCAATAATATGAATGGTGAATTAGCAGGTGGATTACTTCCAACAGGAGAATATGGACATCAGATTAATAGTCCAATGTATGATTCAGGACGTAGAAAGAATATATCTGTACATCAGACTTTCCAGAAGGATATGGCTTTGGAAGTTGGTAAGGACTTAAAAACACCTGAAGGATGGGGAGTTGTAGTAATTGGCTATGGTGACGATCCATCTCAGATGGGGCCAGTTACTGTTACGAATAATGATTGGGTAATGAGATTCCCTAGAAATTCTCGCAGGGCTATACCTCCGGGTCATTTTAGTGTGCTTATGGATGCAGTAGAAACAAAGTATCATCAAGCTCAGGAAGGTTCACCTTTGATTGGTTATGAGGTTTGCAGGTATAATGTGCAAGTACTGAAAACTCCTGATAATTCAAATATAGATAAGGATAAGGTTAATGCACAGTTAGAAAGAGTTGAAGTTGCATGATTGAGTTGGTTGATATCAGGTCACGGGTAACGACTGTTCTTCAGGATTTAGAATATGTTCGTTGGACAAAGACTGAATTAAATAATTATATTCATGATGCAGTCTTGGATCTTGTGAGGACTATTAGGTTGCCTGTAGAAGATAGGAATATAGTTATTAGTTCCACGAATTATCAAGTGGCACTTCCTTCTACGCTTATGGATATAAGTGGAGGATCAATTAAAGGTAGGGAATTACCAGTTGTCACAACCTCTGAGATGAAAAGGCTTGCTTCAGAGGGAAGGCTCCCAGCTACTACAAAGGAGGGTGAATATTCTGTAACCCAGATATTTGGTAATCCATTATGGAACTGGGTAGAAGACTGGACAGTTGCTACAGGTGTTCCACAGGCACTTGTAATTGACCAGAAATCTTCAGGTATTATAACTGTGTGGCCTATTCCTATTGAAGAAGCAACATTAAAGTTAACTGGTACGTCTCGTCCACCCAGAATGAGTGATGAGGTTCCATACCAGTATACAGATAC